GTCAAGGTCTTGAAGAAGTACCCCTTCCAAGAGACTGAGGCCACGCGTTACGGCAATCAGGTACATCAGGCTATCGAGGACTACATCCGAGATCAAAAGCCTATACCGCCTGAGTACGAGCAGTTCCAGCCTGTGGTGGACGCCATGCTCAAGAAGCCCGGAAGAAAGCTAGCAGAGTACGAGATGGCGCTACGCGCTGACCTTACGCCTACTAACTGGAAAGCACCTGATGTTTGGGTGCGGGGCATCGCTGACATTCTGATCGTTGACGACGAGAACCTTACGGCATGGGTGGGAGACTGGAAGACCGGCAACAACAAGTACCCCGACAGGGATCAGCTTGTGCTTATGTCGCTCATGGTGTTCCAACACTTCCCACACATCCGTAAGGTTAACTCAGCGTTGCTGTTCATTGTGAAAAATGATATGGTCAAGATGCAGATGACACGCGATCAGTCTGAAGCCTTCTGGTGGAAGTATCGTGAGCGTACTGCGCGTCTTGAATCATGTTTTGAGACAGACGTATGGAACCCCAATCAAACCCCACTCTGCGGATGGTGTCAGGTCACCGGATGCGAGTTCAACCCTAAACACTAGGAGAGAGATATGGTAGAAGCATCACCAGTAGAAGTTAAGAACGCTAAGTTCTGGATCAACGAAGGCTTTGTTCGACCACGTAAATCAATCAACAGAAGCATCTCGAGCTACGGCCTCAAGCACTTAGCAGAGCGACAAGTCGGCTCATACATCAGCAATGAGGCAATGATTAAAGCAATGGTTGAATCTGGGTTTCGTGCACAACAGATTCGCGGCACTACCAATTTCTACTTCAACGTCAAACTAACAGAGATTTAATTATGTCACTTTTACAACCAGACGATATTCACCCCTCATACCCAGACACATGCCATGTCTGCGGCAAACCTTTACGCGCCTGCGACAGCGCTGTTGTGCATGATGGGTGGGTTCGTCCTGTGCATCACGAAATTTCTAGCGATGGGTCAATCGGACTTCATGTAGAGTGCGCTACGATCTTGGCTATGCGGCTACTTTACGATGTAATGGATCACAAAGGTAGCGAGCACGAGCATCGCGTAGTGACTAGCCTGCGCGACGCGTGCGACGCAAAGTTAAGGGAGTTTTAATCATGGCAACACGTAACTATTCGTCAGAGTACGCTAACTACCAAGGCAAGCCCGATCAGATCAAGAAGCGAGCAGAGCGCGTTAAGGCTCGCCGGATGATGGAGAAGACGGGTGCAGCCACCAAGGGTGACGGCAAAGATGTGGATCACATCAAGCCCATGCGCTCAGGTGGCACATCAGCCAAAGGTAACTTGCGTATGCGTAGCAAATCTGCCAACAGAGCAGACAATAAATAATCTTCGGAGAAGCAATGGAAATCGTAGAAGACAGAGCACTTATCTTACGAACAAGGAACCCGCACAAATACTCAATCATCCCTAAGAGCAAGGCCATGCCCCGTGCAGACGGAGGCTACGACGTTGCTGTGTACTGGGGTCTTGATGAAGCGCGGGTCTTGCGTAACCTAGGTGTTAAGGATGTGCCATCGCCTATCACTAGGCGCTATGACTGGCCGGGGCGTTACACACCCATGGCTCATCAGATAGAGACGTCAGCGTTCTTGACGATGTACAGGAGAGCATTTGTGTTCTCTGAACCCGGCACTGGCAAGACGCTATCTGCTCTGTGGGCGGCTGACTACTTGATGAAGCTCAAGAAGGTGCGTAGGGTTCTGATTCTGTGCCCCTTGTCCATCATGCACAGCGCATGGATGGGTGACATCAACAACAGCATCATTCATCGCTCTGCCGTTATCGCGCACCATGCTCAGGCTAGTCGGCGCATCGAGATGATTCAGCGGGATTACGAAATTGTAATCACGAATTACGAAGGTCTTAACTTGATCGCTGATGAGGTGCGTAACGATGGCCGGTTTGATCTTGTGATTGTTGACGAAGCCAACGCGTACAAGACACCCACGACACGCAGATGGAAGTCACTTAACTCAATCCTTACGCCCACTACCTACCTGTGGATGATGACGGGTACGCCTGCTTCGCAGTCGCCTGTCGATGCGTATGGCTTGGCTAAGTTGGTTAACCCTGATGGTGTGCCTAAGTTCTTTACTGCATGGCGAGACAAGGTGATGAACAAGATCACGCTGTTCAAGTGGGCGCCAAAGGCTGACGCTAAGGACAAGGTACACGAGGCGTTACAGCCGGCCATTCGCTACACCAAAGCACAGTGCCTTGACTTACCCCCTGTCATTACCATGACGCGTGAGGTAGCTCTAACACCACAGCAAGCCAAGTACTACAACATGCTCAAGGAGCGCATGCTGGTGCAAGCCGCAGGCGAGACCATCACAGCAGTTAACGCTGCAGCCGGTGTGTCCAAGCTCTTGCAGATCAGTTGTGGTGCGGCTTACACAGACGACAAGGAAGTTGTGGAGTTTGACTCAGCGCCTAGGCTTGCCGTACTGGAGGAGATACTGGAGGAGACTGATCGCAAGGTCATCATCTTCGCTTTGTTTCGTAGCACCATCGACACCATCAGCACGTACCTTACCAAGAAGGGCATTGTCAATGAGTGCATCCACGGGGATGTAACGCCTAGCAAGCGTGGGCAAACGATCAATCGTTTCCAGACTGAGGCTGACCCTAGGGTGCTAGTCATGCAGCCCGCGGCATCTGCGCACGGCATCACGCTGACTGCCGCTGATACCGTGGTGTTCTATGGGCCACTCATGAGCGTGGAGCAGTACATCCAGTGCTGTGCCCGCGCTGACCGCAAGGGGCAGGACTCAGATAAAGTTACTGTGATCCACATTCAGGGTAGCGCTATCGAGAGGAAGATGTTTAGTGCGTTGGCAGGGAAAGTTAGCGATAACTTACTTTTGACCGACATGTTCGAGACTGAAATTAAATCATGAAAGGGGGTTGCAAGCGATTGAAATGTGTGTAAACTGTCCAACCTTAGACAATAATTAAACAGGAGAAGCAAGTGTCAGAAGACTCAGTACCGCTAGACAAACTAGCAAAAATCTACCGCAAACTGCGTAGCAAGATTGCCGACCTAACCCAAGAGTACGACACGCAAGTCGAAGTACTCAAGGCGCAACAGGACGAGATCAAGAACGCAATGAAAGACCAGATGAAGACGATGGGCGTCACATCTGTACGCACTACCGAGGGCACTGTCGTGCTGTCTGTAAAGACGCGTTACTCCACACAGGACTGGGATGAATTTAAGAAGTTCGTCATAGCCCACGAAGCCATCGAGCTTCTGGAGAAGCGCATTGCGCAGACCAACATGAAGCAGTTCTTGGAAGAAAACCCCGGGGTCGTACCGCCCGGACTCAACTCAGCCTCTGAGTATGACATCTCTGTACGCAAACCAACTTAATCGGAAATCAAATGAGCAACATTGCAATGTTCAACCCCTCAAACGTGCCAGCCTTCGCTAAGAACGCGGCTCTCTCAGCAACTACTTTAGCTTTGGCTGGTGGTGCACCTTCCAGTAACGGCATGAAGCGCGTCTCCATCAAGGGTGGCGTGTTCCGTCTGCTTGCAGGCGGCAAAGAGATCGCCGCAATTGACGAGCGCTTCTTGGATGTGATCGTGGTCAAGGCTGCCCCCAAGGTCAGCCGTATTTTCTACGCAGGATCGTACGACAAGGATGCGGCGGCGGCTCCCCCTGACTGCACCTCTGGCGATGGCGACAAGCCTGATGCAGGCGTGCGGAACCCACAGGCTTCTACCTGCGCCGCTTGCCCACAGAACATCGCTGGGTCAGGCAATGGTAATAGCCGTGCTTGCCGTTACCAACAGCGCTTGGCTGTGGTCTTGGCTAACAACCCTGAAGGCGATGTGTTGCAGGTCACCTTGCCCGCTACGTCCATCTTCGGCAAAGAAGAAGGCGACAAGCGCCCACTGCAAGCATACGCCCGTGCTATGGCGGCTCAGACTCCTCCTGTTAACTTGGACTCCATCGTGACCCGCATGAAGTTTGATACCAAGGCTGAGTCACCCAAGCTGATCTTCGCACCTGTGCGTTGGTTGACTGATGACGAGTACGAGATTGTGCAGACACAAAGCACATCCAAGGATGCTGAGAAGGCTGTATCTTCTACCCCTGCCGCTGTGGATGGCGTTACTGCCCCTGCTCCACTGGCTATCGAAGGCAAGCGTCCTATGGGTAAGATGATGGACGAAGACGAGGCCGAAGCTATGGCTGAAGTCAAAGCTGCCAAGCCCAAGAAAGCCAAGGCTGTCGAAGTAGAAGCCGAGGAAGAGCCAGAAGTGCGCAAGGCTCCGGCCAAGGTGGAAGCCGCCCCAGCTAAGAAGAACAAGCTGGCCGACATCGTTGCTGATTGGGACGATGAGTAATTAAAGGTTTCGCTAGGCCGCAGTCGGCGGTCGCATTGCGTGTGCCGGGG